CTTACATCAAACTCTGGATTAGTTAAAACATAATCACCTGATTCGTCAAATGTTCTTCTTGCTAAAGTATCACCTAATACACTATATTGTGTTGATCTAGCCTCAGCTTTAATAGTACCATTTTCTACTCTCATCAATTCCACAAATGTAGAATCTTCTGTAGATGATAAAGTCTTCTTAGCTAATGTTAAAAGTATTTTAAATCTGTGAGCACCTGGCGCATTCACATTAGAACTACCAGTTGCGTTATCGTTTAAGGTTGCATCATCATTTGGTGTCACAAATGATTCTGTGATTGTAAAACCAATTCTATATGATGGTGAGTTTGTGTATTTGTCTAATACTAAAACTGTGTCATCACATTGTACAAAGAAACCATTTATGTAATATACACCTTGTTTAACTGTAGCCGCAGAACCTGTAGCTGTTGTATTTACGACTGCTGATAAAGCGACACTATCACTATTTGTTCCTGTAATAGTTTCACCATCTGAAAATACAAATGATGTATTATTAGTACCTGTCTTATTATATTTTACATAAAGAGTATCTGGATCTGAACCTGACAGTGCGTCTGTACCTACGATTTCTGCAACAACACCTGAAGTACCACCTGTAATAATTGTACCAGTTGTAAATTGAGCTAAAGTATTCGCACTAGCGATACTTGTTAATTTGACTGCGTAATATTCTAAATCTAAACCAATGTTTCCAGGAATAACCATAGAACCATGTTTAAATACATGGTCACCAAATCTTTCAATCTGATTTTGTAATTGTGTCTGTGATTGTGTTAATTCTCTAGCCTGTACAGCAAACGCTGGTCTAAAAAGAACTCTATGGAATTTTTTACTTTCCGTAAAGTCATCAAAGTAAGGCGAGAGATTAAAGTCAGTTGGACTTGGCATTTATTCCTCTCTAAAATTCAATTATCAGTTTGACGTTCTCTGTTTGGTCAGCCGCTCTGGTAATTGGTGATCTGTTTTCTACATACATTATATCCCCTTCATCTGCTGTAATTTCACCAGCATTATAACCACTTGTGAATACAACGCTATCAACAGTTGTTGATGAAGTTGATGGTGTACCTGTTGCACTTGAAGATTGACCAGTGATTGTATTTGCACCAGAAAATGCTGTTAGATTACCATTACTGTCACAACCCTCATCATTAAATCTAGTTTGTATGTAATATAAAATATTATTAGTTGAGTCAAACTCCACTACTTTACCTACTGCGCCAGTTGTTGCTTGATTTATTTCTTCATCAGCTGTAAAAGTACCTGGTGATCCAGTTAATAATATAGCCTTTGTTCCTCTCAGTGTAGTTGCCGTTGCGGCTGAACCACCTGATTTAATATCTCTCATTAATACAACTCGTCTAAAATCGTTGGCAGTAGTAAAGTCACCTGTGTTTGAAGTCTCTCCAGCTTCAAAGTTGGTGTTCATCATAACAAAAAATCCGCCTAATTCTTTGATTGCGTTTTTACCGTGTCCGCCTTTTGGCTCAATGATAACATCTAACTCGGCGCCTGATAAACTTGTTGCTCCAGCTGTTACTATATCTGCGTTTCTAATATAAGCAAATGTATATCCTGTGCCTGGTGTTGTCACTGTGACTGATGTTACTGCGCCACCTGATACTACAACAGATGCTACACCACTTGATCCATCACCTCTAATAGGCACTCCTGTGTGTGTTCCATTTGTTCCACCAGAACCAGCTGTTTTAATTTTTACTATGTTGACTGCGCCATCAACCGCAGCAGAACT